GTGCTTGACGAGAACAGAAAGCGGGTCACAAAGGGGCGTATGCTTGATTTTATGGGATTTCAATTTCACCATGACCGGACAACTATCCGGAAATCAAACATCGAGAGTGCGAGACGCAAGGCGAACCACATCTCAAAACAGGATAAAATCTCATGGTATAACGCATCGGTGATGTTGTCATATATGGGATTGTTCAAACACACGGACACATACAACTATTACATTGAATACATCAAACCGAAAATCAATGTCAAGAAACTCAAGAGGATAGTTTCAAAGCATAGCAGAAAGGAGAATGAGCAACATGACAGACTGGAAAAAGGTGACAGGAACACAGCCGGAACGTCCGGAGGAAATCGACAGGACATCGTCTCCGTCAACGGTCTATCTGCGTAAGAACATCGAGCAGGTGGAGAAAGAGGTTGAGGGAGCAGACGGAAAGATGCAGACCGTGACCGAATGGCAGTACGACGAAAAGGAAATGACGGTTGAGGAATATGAGAACATGGCTCTCATGAAATCCGTCGTTGAGGAGAATACATCCGGAATCGTCGAATCAGTAACACAGTTTCAGAAAGATGCGGTCATCGACGAATACACCGCACAGTTAATCGAGGAGGGGTTGATTTAGTATGAAAATGCTTGTTGAAAGTCTCAAAAGAATGTACAAAAAAGGCACTCTCACAAAGGAACAGATTTCCGAGCGTGTCGCAAAGGGCAGTATTTCAGCGGATGAATATGAATATATCACAGGAGAAAAATTCTCCGGCGGTGATACAGAATGAGTCCGCTTGAAATAATATCACGATTGTGCGATGTGACGGAGAACCTATCCGCAATCGTGAAAAAGCAGCAAACAATCATTGAACAGTCGAAAATCGAGGAGACGGTCAAGGCAGAACTCCGGCAGGAGGTAGAGGAGACAGACAGGGAGATGGATGTTCTTGAATACCACATGAGGAGATACTGCGACACCGATGACATCGAGGCGACAGAGTTCGGAAAGGAGAACGCCGTTGACGATTGAGATTTCCCTGTTGCTCTCCGGAGTATCTGTTGCGTTTGCGATTTTTTTCGGTATCTGCTCAAAGCAGAGAAATGAGAAAAAGGACACACAGGAAGATGCGGAACAGAGAGCAACAACCGACACGATGGTGATGGTGAAACTTGAGAACATCGCAGACGACCTCAAAGACATCAAACGGGAATCGAGAGAGAACCGTGAGGAGATGAAAACATTGAGAGAGCGTGTTGTCATTGTGGAACAGTCACTCAAGAGTTATCACAAGAGACTGGACGGAGAACAGCATTCCGACCGATAACAGGAGGGCAGGAAACGGGCAAGAATCAACCTCACAGAAAAGAGGCAATACATGAGAATGACAGAACAGGAACGTCGCATCAGAATCCGGCATCTGAAAAGAATGTATCGGATAAGAGAGCGAAAAGAGAGACATGACAAAAAGGTGTCCGGTCTGTTCATGAAACGTGTTGTATTCACTTTGATTCTTGCAGCATTTATCTTTACAGTCGTGATGATATTTGTGTTTTTGCGGATGGGTTCAGAACCGTCGACGCTGATTGAGAATGTATTCCGTTTTCTATCAGTCGAGGGCGGTGCAATGGCACTCATTAAGTCCGTGAAAACGGTCAAGGGAACAAAGTCAAACGGAGAAATACAACACAATGACGAACCGGAACAGGATGACGAGGAGGTACAAGGATGAAATACATCGTCGAGAATTGGTTTGTGATTGTGGGTCTGATTGCGGTATGTGCAGCGGGAGGATATGCAGTATATGTTTTCGTGAAAATGCCGTCAGACAAGCAGTTGAACAAAGTGAGAGAATGGCTGCTCTATGCAGTCACAAAGGCAGAAAAAGAACTGGGAGGCGGTACAGGTCAAATCAAGCTGCGTTATGTATATGACATGTTTGTCGCAAGGTTTGCGTGGCTTGCGAGAGTGATTTCTTTTGAGGCTTTTTCGATGATGGTCGACGAGGCACTTGAGAGAATGAAAAAGATGCTTGAGAGCAACAAAGCGATGCAGACGCTTGTGAGCGGTGAGGCAGGTGAGGTCAATGAGTAAAATCGTAGACTTTTTCGTGCAGAACGCAAGGACAATTGGGATTGTGTACGTTGTGGGTGCGGTCGTCGTATTTTTAGCGATGACAGCGTTTTACATTTGGGTCGACAGGGCAAGCAAAAAGGAACAGGAGCTTTACTATGACGAATATTATTATCCGGATGACAAATTTGCGGAAAGAATGTCGGTGGTAGTATGGTTCATTCTTTCATTGGGATGTGCGATTTTATGGGTCGGTATTCCGTTATTGATTTGCGGGTTGATTGTGTACACAGAACTTGAGGAACATTGTCCGGAACTTATGGGAGACATGACGGACAGAAACACAGAAGAATTTGACAAGGAGGAAAACAAATGATTTCAAATTGCGGACATGATGAAAATAACAGATACAGCGGAGGAAAGGCAGGAGACCAGACAGGTACAGAGTGGAGGGTTATAAATTGGTATAACAGACCGTGGAAATGTGTCCTCCGTCATCCGGATGCAAAGGTCAGAAAAATGATTGCGAGCATGGCAAAGGCAGCAGCAGTCAACAATAAAATCGGATATGACCAGTCAGAGAGATACACATTTTGGGAGCATCTCAAGGCATCGAATTACGACCCTGCACAAATCACGATTGCGTGTGAGGCAGATTGTTCATCCGGTGTCGCTGCAATCGTAAAGGGTGCAGGTTACAGACTGGGAAATGAGAAAATGAAGAATGTGAGCATTTATCTCTATACCGGAAACATGAGAGCGGGTCTCAAGGCAGCAGGATTCGAGGTGTTGACAGATAGCAAATATCTGACATCGGATGCGTATTTGCTTGAGGGAGACATCACCCTCAATGACAATGCTCACGTTGCAGTGAACCTCACGGACGGAGCAAAGTCATCCGGAACAGGTGCATCAAACACAACAACAGTCAAGAGCAATGCAAAGGTCGACGTTGCACACGGGTTCAACAAGAGCCTTGCAGGAACTTACAAGGTGACTGCATCCGGATTGAATCTCCGTGCGGGAGCAGGAACAGGAAAGTCAATCCTTGCGGTGATGAAAAACGGTGAGAAAGTCCAGTGCTATGGATATTATAACGATTGCAACGGTGTGAAATGGTTGTATGTGGTTTACAAGAACATCGTCGGATATGCGTCAAGCAAGTATTTGAGCAAATAGGAGGGAAAATCATGTTATACTATTTAGGCAAAGGAACAGAGTTCAAGAAAGAGGACTGCAAAGAGTACAAGACCATTGAGGGAGCAATGAAAGCAGCAGCAAAGGACGAGAGTTTTGTTGTGTGGGATGAAAACGGAAACGTCATCGGCTCACTCACGGACAATGTTCCGGAGGGAGCATTGCAGACAAATCCGGACGGCAGCGTCAACACATACGATGCGGACGGAAACAAGGTCGGAACAGTCGATGCGGAAACCGTTGAGAAAATGACAACATTTGAGAGTGACGAGGATGCAGCAGGGCAGCAGGAGGACGCAGAGAACGGGGGAACAGCCTCAAACGATGCAGAGACGACAAATCCTCCGTCTGAACCGGAAACGGGCGAGAATGGGGCAAATACAGAGCCACAGGAGGCAGAGGACGAACCGGAGGACAAAGTCATCATCCCGCAGGGAAAAATGAAAGTGACGGTCATTTGCGACGGCTCACTCAATATCAGACGTTCCGCAGCGTGGGGCAATGAGAACATCTGCGGTCGTGCTATCAGAGGACAGTCATATTATGTGAAAGAGATTCATGTTGTGGACGGAAAGAAGATGGTCAGAACAATCGGCGACCTTTACCTCTCCGGAGAATCGGAGCATGTACAATTCGAGCAGTTATAAGAGCATACAGACAAAAAAGAGGACGGCATCCGGAAACGGGTGTCGTCCTTGTGCTATAATGGATTTATGAACGTGCTTGAATTTTGGCAATCAACGCATCCTGCAAAACTTTTGAATAGTTGATACCGTAATTTTCACATGCAGTATTGAGCCATGCAGGAATACTCAAAGTTTTCTTGACCGCTTTGTCATTGTACGCACGGGCGTATTCGTCGAGGTTGACACAAATCAAATTGACAAGTGCTGCATCCTCGTCCTTTTCAACTGCATCAAGAGGGGTCGGAGCGGGAAGAACATCACCATCACGCAAGGATGTGAATAAATACTGACCGCAAGCCTCTTGAGCCATTGCGAAAGCGTCCGCAAGGTTATCTCCGTAAGTTGCTAAATCATTGAGGTCGGGGAAAATAACTGAATATTTCCCGTCGCCCTCCGGATAAAAAACAGCAGGATAAATATAATTCATGATAACGCTCCTTTCTTTAATGGGTGGCAGGTCTCATTTGAGACCCGCCTGTTTGAGTATGGAGTTGACAACCCTTTGAGGAATGTCGCCTCGATGATTTGGGATTGTAACTTTTCCCGTTTTGGTTGGGTGTTTGTATTGGTGATGTGAACCTCTCACATCTACTAACTCCCATCCGTCATTGAGGACTATTTTTTCAATTTCTCGAAATCTCATTTGTATTGTTTCCTCCTTACAAGTATATAATAACACGTATTTTACGTAATGTCAATAAAAATATACGTAAAATACGTAAAAAATAACAGAGATTTTCATACTACTAAATTGAACCTACCGACAGGAGCTTTGGACAGCAAGGCGGCCAGAATGCTGCTTGACAGTATGGAAACGATGAATGTGGAATTAAATGCAACGATTCTGATGGTAACACATGATGCATTTACAGCCAGTTACTGTAAACGTATTTTGTTTATCAAGGATGGAAAGATTTTTAATGAATTGGTTCGAGGAAATGATTCGAGAAAACGATTTTTTGACCGTATCATTGAGGTTGTGACATTGCTTGGAGGTGACAGTACAAATGTATTCTAAGATCGCATTTAGTAATGTCAAAAAGAGTATCCGTGATTATACGATTTATTTTCTGACATTAACATTTGGAATTTGTTTATTTTATATGTTTAATTCTGTTCAGGCACAACAGGCTGTCTTAAAGCTGAATGCAAGCCAGAAATCAATGATGCATCTAATGTCTGTGATCATTAATGGAATTTCTGTGTTTGTTGCAATTATTCTTGGATTTCTGATTGTTTATGCAAATCAGTTTCTAATGAAGCGGCGGCATAAGGAAATGGGAATCTATCTGTTGTTAGGAATGGAAAAACGACAGGTATCAAAGATTCTTCTGATAGAGACTTTATTGATCGGTGTTTTGGCATTGATCGCAGGATTGGTTTCAGGTGTGTTTTTATCACAAGGACTTGCGATGTTGACAGCAAAGATGTTTGCGGTTCAGATGAAAGAGTTTCGGTTTGTTTTCTCACAAACTGCATTTATTCAGACTATTTTGTATTTTGCAATTATTTTTATCATTGTGATGATATTTAATGGAATTACGATATCAAAATATAAACTGATCAATCTGTTGAATTCAGCAAAAAAAAATCAGAAAGCAAGATTAAAAAATCCTATATTGTCGGTTATTCTATTTTTGATATCCATTGGAATTCTTGGAGTAGCATATCATTTAATCCAAAAAAACCAGATGCTTGCTGTGGACAATGACTTTAAGATCAGCGTAATTCTTGGAGTAGCAGGAACATTTCTCTTTTTCTTTTCATTATCAGGATTCTTATTAGAACTGGCGAAAAGAAGTAAGAAATTTTATTATAATGGATTAAATATGTTTGTGCTAAGACAGATCAATTCAAAGATCACAACAACCTTTGTTTCTATGTCGATGCTTTGTCTGATGTTGTTTTTAGCAATTAGTGCGTTTGCGACCGGAAGTGGATTGGCGTCTTCAGTGAAAACAGATTTAGAAGATATGACAA